CTTGAGCTGCTGATGGTACAATTGGGTCATATAGAACTATGTCCATATCTTCCCAAGTTGCAGCGCCTTGAATCTTACGCTTTGTGTTAATGTGATCAAGTGTAATTGTTCCAAATTTTACACTTGGACGAGCCGCCTTCTTAATCATAAAAGAAGGAATACCGTCAACCAATAGAATAAATCTATTTTGTGTTTTAGGTTGAAACTTCTTAAACATTAATTCATTTGGGTCTATTAAATTAGCCATTTGCTTATCTCCTCTTTATTATAAATATCTTATTCGCCAAAAGTAGCACCAGTTGGCATAATATTAAAGTCAACTACTATAAATTCTGCAGCTTTAGCTGGTTGAATGTATATGTCTCCTTTCATGATATTTCTATCTATTCCATCTGCTGTATTATTAGTACTATCCATTATTACCTTAAATGCGTATAGTCCATTGTTCTGTTGAACTGATTCCATGTACGGATTAACCGCCGATAAGAATCTTTGACGTGTTGCATCGGTATTATTTTCAAATACTAAATATTTAGATGTACTAGCTATGAACTTCTTGAGGTTTATTAATAATCTACGTACGTTAACTCTGTCTAATGCAGTAGAGCGTTTTTGTAATGTCTTTTGTCCCCATACAACTACACCTTCACCAGGGAAAGTAGCTAATGGATTGACTCTAGATTCATACAATGTGTCTCTATTTGCATGTGATAATTTTCGTTCTGCTCTAATTGCTGAAGCTATACCACCTCTGTTTAATCCAGCTGGTGCATACCATTCTGCAGCTACTGCATCATTGAACGATAATACGCCTGGCATAACAACTGATGCTGGTACCCATACATTCTTACCGACTCTACTTGCAGGTATTTGAACCCATGGCCAATACATTGCTGCATAAGAATTATTTTCTGCTTCTGCCTCTGCTGTTACGTCTGTTATAGCTGCTCCAAATGGTGCTGGATCTACTATTGCAAAACAATCTCCACGTTCTTCACATACTTGCATTAATTTTGTTACCGATGTGCCGTGATCCTTTGCATTTATACCTGGACAAGCTATCATATTGATATCGTATTCATCTGCATTTGATAGTAACTCTATTCCAGTTACATATGCAGCCGGCGCTATACCCTGTATGTTTGTCGATGTTATGTCACCATACATTTTCTTTTTTCCAGTAGCTTCAGTACCATTTGTACCACCACTAAATGAACCACTACTTGGTTTTGGCAAACTTCCAGTTGCAGTTGATACTCTAACTCCACCATCTGCGTCATACCAGTCTATTGTATCAGCAATCGTTGATTCTTCTACATATACAAATTTTGATTTATTTGGATAAGATCCTAGATATTTTACATATTTCTCTGTAGAATCATATGTAGCATATTGTGTACCGATTGTTTTACCGATGTAATTTTGGGAATTTGGATCCAATGATATATTGTTCCATGTTTCCAAAACATTTCGTTTTGCAGCACTATCATCACCACGTCTAATTAGTAATGTAAATGTTCCTTTTGCCTCGTTCACAGTAGTTACTTGGAATCTAACGTCGTTAGCCGATCCGCTAACCAATATTCCATCGGTTTCTGAACCACTGTTATTCATTACTGTTCCATCGCCGATCGTTTTCAAAACAAACGATTTTAAAGTTGTTGACCCAGATTTGAATGCATCTGCTGAAGCTCCAGTAAATGATCCTGCCATGGCTCTAACAACTGTTAATGTTCCAGAATGCTTCAAATACTGTTCAGCTGCCAGTGATGTTAAGTACTCATATGATTGGCTACCACTTGCAAATGATGTACCAAATAATAATTCATATTCTGAAAATGAATTTACTTCAATTGGCACATTACCTGGTCCCTTCACTGTCGGTCCAACTATAGCTGCTCCGATATCTGCAATGCCTTGTGGTACAAAAGAGAAGTCTTGTTCTCTAGTGAATACACCTGGACTTACTATTTTTTCAGCCATTTATTTATCTCCTAATTCGTTGATTTATTCGTTTAATCTTATATAAATATACAATCTGTTTTTCAAAATACAGACTAATCTGACGGTAAGAATTCACCTGTATCTATGTCTATACTACCCTGTCCATACTTATTTTTCAATAGTTCTGCCAATTTACGTTCTTTCGATTGTATATCGTCTACTGATACAAATAGTGATGCTTCGGTTTTGTCTAGTGAATGCCTGTTCAATTGAACTTGTCCTAGTTCATGTGATATTTCTGAATATTTTGTGCGTAGATCTTTTAGTTGTGTTAATTCTTCTGGTGTAAACTTGATTTTTTCCAAATTTTGGTTTCCCTTATAACTTTGATTTTAATTGATTAATATCGACCACTGTTTCGTGACCAATGCTTATTTTGGCAGGTCCATATGCTATGTCGCCTCCGGTTGCCATACGTTTTTGTACGTTATCTGATATTATGAATCCATCTAACTCTATTGTGAAACTAGATCTAATCAATCTATCGTTTCCAATTTCTACGTCGGTGGTTTGTGCGAATGAATCTATACGTGACATGAAGCTAAACTTGTCTGGATCTCCCCAGTACGTTCCTTCTGCATAGCTTATCGCTTCTATTATATTGTTCATTTCTTTAAGGTAGTCAGTCCATATAATACATTCATAAGTTAATTTGACGTAATCCGGGATGACGACCTTATGATACTGTTTAACTGGCTTAAGACCTACCTGCTTTGAAAATAAATCATATTTATTTGTTTGAGAATATTTACTCTCAGCATATGCTACTTGTGGATAATTTGAATCGATCTTCGAACTCATATCATTCCGCTTAGTTATACCAGTTCGCTTATACATTATTAATGGTACTTGTATCTTACCATTTGCATCTCGATAGAAGCTAGATTTCTGCATAGATTTCCATTTCTCAGGAGATCCATATACAACTGGTACCTGCATTTGTGCGCCATTCTTATCTAGTATCGTTGGAATTATTGTGTTGTCGAAATAATACTTTATAGACGAATCAATGTCATATAGTCCAACGTCTAAGCTGGATGGTTTATTATCTACTTGTACCTGCTTCGCACGATTAGTCTTTTTTGCCATTAGTATATGTCCTTATTATATCCAAAATCAGATTTATTTGATTCTATTTTTCTACGTCTTGTCATATGTGTTTCACATATTATACCAATATTCCAACCAAACTTGTCTCCAGCGTTTGATGTTTCTGGGTTTTGGCCAGCAAAATAATCATCGTCGTTTACTGTATCAATTTCCCAATACACATCGTTCCAATGTATTATATCGCCAGATTCAACTACTAAATTTGGTATATCAACTAGATCATCTCGTAATAATGAGAATGTAGCTTTTGCTGTAACATCTAGTCCAAATTCTGTACTTTCGAATTCTTTCTTGTCAAATGATATTAGTGCACCAACTCGAACAGCTTGAAAATATGATTTACCCGATGATTCCCCATACAGATTTTCATCGATGTCTAATACTGATGATTTCATTATGTCGACCGTTGTGTCTATAATGTCATGTATCAATTCTCTATTTAGATGCCTAAACAATGCTATGTCGCTATTTTTTCCGAATAATGGCATATTGTTATCCTATGTATATATTCAATGGATTCTTATTTAGCATATTCTGCTGAAAGTCTGTTACTTCATTCTCACGTTCCATCATGTTTCGTCTTGAAACAGCGTCTAGATCTTCTCGCAATTGTGAAATTAATATTTCCTGTTCAGCTGCTCCTTCGTTTCGTAATGCATCTCCATCAACTGATACGTCTCCTCCTGGAATAGGAATTGATGTAAATTTACCACGTATTTGACCTAATAATGTCTTAGACAGTGCTAGTGCATATTTGCGTATCCATTGTTTTCCTGGATCGTTGATGTGACCGTACGTCATGTTGTCATATTTCATGTTTGAAAAATCTGATACGCCGTTATCGGTTATTAATGTACTTCTGTCGGAAGTTACAATATATTGGAAATGGTACTTGAATGATGTTCTTGGAACTGGATGTATTTTTAGCTTATTGTTTATTAGCTCAAACGAATACATTGATCGACGAACAGTGTCTGAGAATTCAACCTGCTGTATTCTTAACATATCATCGTATATAGGCATGGATAGGAAAGATACGCCAGCCATTGTTCCACCCCATCCAAACGAATTCAATGATCGATGTGATCCGAATTGTGGTGATGAAGATCTTTTGCTTGCTGGAGTTGATTGATGGAATACACGCTTTATTTCAATGTCTTTTCCACTTTCAGAAACTTCTGCCCATAATGCAGATAGATCGTATTCTTGTTGATTTGCTGTGGTTTCTATGAATCCAGATTTCCATTCAACATTTCCACCTGATCCAGCTTCTGCGCCATATTGTTTTGATAATGCTATTAATCTGCCTTGATTTGGTAGAATATTCTTATGTGTAAAATTAGATGCAGTTGAATTACCCTTTGCAGCTAATAGATTCTCTCGCATATTAAATCGATTAACTTGTGCACCATACTCAGTCACAGCTTCTTCATAGCATGTGAAAAGTGAATTGTTAGATAACTCAACTTCAACAGTTGGGTAACCTAATCGTCTTGCGCACCATATTGCAGTTGATTCAATATCTCTATTATATGTGCCTTGGTTATCATATGTACCAAATGGTGTTTGTCCAAAACCTGGACTAAATACCGATGTTCCATTAAATAAATCTGGTTTAATTGCCATTCTAATCTCCTATTATCATTACAATTATAAATATCAAATACTTGACTGAATAGTTGGTTATTTCTAGCTGTGGATTGAAACTATCCGCAGTGATATGTGCAGCCTACGAATGCCTTTCTATACGTTGAACCAGATAGTTCGAATTCTACACAATCATATTTAGTTGAATTGATTCTGAAGCTGCAGTCTTGTGTTATCTTAGCTACAGTATAATTGTGCAGTAGATCATCGGATTGCCTCATTCCTAGTCCAGTTAATGGAGATGACGTTATGTAATCGCCGTTTTCCAAGCTACCTGAGTAGTTTGATACCCAGATAGCACCTTCACCTAGTGAGTTTATTATTAATCGAGTATCTGATTCGTGCTTTTCAATTGATGTGACGAATGCGCCTTGTCCATATGTTCGAGTGTTACCATGATCCTCAAAATTAGATATGACTCCAAATACGCGCTTATCATTTTGTGCAGTAGATAGAGATACATTTGGCAAAGATTCGTTTATGTTTGGTTTAAGTGTATTGCTGCCACTAAAATTTGTGTACGTGCCATCCGATATGACAATATATCCAACCGATGATGTATAATCATTGATTGTCCCAGATGATGGTATGCTCCTATGTTGACCGGTAAAATCTATGGC